CAATATAGTAAAATGTATAATGCATTAACCACTTTCGATATAACTGGTGGTATGGGTATAGCCGCAATCAATAAGCTGAAGGAAATGAATTTTCCATCTAAACTTTATCATTACGATGATGATAACGATTTAACATTATTTTATGGTGCGGACTCAGACAAAACACCTGGAATCAACTTTGCTTCAAAAAATAGACGTGTACAAATAGTACAGGCTCTCGAAGAAGCTGTATGTCGTGGTGGGTTTAAAATTAGAAGTGTTAGATTAATAAACGAATTGAAAAAATTTGTATTCAAGAACGGTAAACCTGATCATATGAAAGGTTCACATGATGACCTTATCATGGCCTTGGGTATGTGTTTGTTTGTCGCAAATACCTCTTTCAAAAGATTATCTGAAAATACTTCTACAACAAAAGCTATGTTAGATAGTTGGAAAGTTCAAACTAATAGCATCCAATCAACAGCCGCAAATATGATAAATGATATTAATACGTTAGTCAGTAACGATAAAATTTATGATAATCAGGGTATTTATAGTAATAAAGAAGAAATATTACAAAATACTCGTGACTTTTCTTGGTTATTTGGTAATATTAATAAATATAACCCTCAAAATTAAAAACTATGAGTAGACAGTTATTTTCAAGGTTTAACACAGCAGGTGCTGTAAGACAAAGCGTTAATAGTGCAACAAAAAGTGAAGCTACAAACGTAAATAAAAAGGCTACTTTGGTTTGTTCTAATTATGATGACCCATTTGTAAATTATGCATATGACGCACAATGGAATATTAAATTACAACGCCAAGTACATAACCCAGTATTCGAATGTGGATACGTTGAATAATCTAAACATATGGCAAATTTTACAGTATTTCAAAAATTAAATAAAGTTTTAGGTAATGAATTAGAATCACCTAAATATACCATTGACCCAAATTCATTCAAGAATCTTGACGATCAGGAACTCGAAATGAAACGACTTGAGGCACAGCAGGTCATCTATTTACAGAATCAGTGGAAAAAAATTGATAACGAATTATATCAAAAAGCTGTTTATTACGAACCAACCAGAATCGCATCATATTATGATTACGAAGCAATGGAGTTTTGTTTGGCTGGAGAGACTAAAATAGCAACACCAAGCGGATTCATAACCATAGAAGAGTTAGCTAAAAAGGGTAGGGGGAATGAATTTATTGTTTATTCCTATGACCATAATACTAAAAAAGTTGTACCAGCATGGGCTAAAAACGCACACCATACAAGAGATGAAATGACATATAAGGTTATTTTTGACGATGATTCTTATATTATTGGTACTTTTGACCATAAATTAATGAAAAGAGATGGTAGTTTTTCAAAAATTTCAGAATTAAAAGAAGGGGATTCTATGATGCCTTTCTATAGAAAATCTTTTTATATAACCAAAAATATAATTGGGTTTATACTTGTAATTCATTAGAAGGTTATAATGGTTGGGTATCTGAACACAATTTAATTGCTGAGTGGTTCTATGAGACTAAAATTAATGAAGATGAAGAGGTTCACCATATAGATTTTAATGGTAAAAACAATTCCCCTGAAAATTTATCTATTATGAAAATATCTGAGCATAGAGCATACCATGCGAGATTAAATAATAGTAAGCTTTGGGTAAATGAGGAATATAGAGCAAAAATGCTTGAAATAAGTAAAAGAACAGATAATAAACACAAATGGAATGGTGCAAGAAGTGGTAAGAATAATCCAGCTTATTTTAAAATACCTTTTGATTTAATTATTGAAACAGCAAAAAAAATTAAAACACTTAAAGGTACGGCGAAAGAGTTAAATATTTCTCACACAAAATTACAAAGAGAAATAATGATGGCTGGATATAAAGACTGGAAAACATTTTGTCATGCATATAGTATAGAGTTATCTAAATACTCAACAGCAACCGTTAAAGGCGAACAATATGTTCTGAATCATAAAATTAAATCTATTGAACCATATAAAGTTATACCAGTATATGATTTGACAGTACCAGGGTATAAAAATTTTGCAACAGATACAATATTTTCACATAATACTCCAGAAATTGCTGCTGCGCTTGATATATTTTCTGAGGAGGCAACAACACCTAATGAAAGTGGTAAAATTCTAACAGTATATTCGGAAAGTAATCGCATCAAAGACGAATTAACAGACCTTTTTGATAATGTAATCGATATCAATTCAGTTATCACCAGCTGGGCAAGAAACCTATGCAAATATGGTGATAATTTTTTATATAACAAGGTTATTCCAGGTAAAGGTATTGTGGGTGTAACACAATTACCAAACATCGAAATCACAAGAGCTGAACCAGGTTTCTCAAAAGTTATGAGTATGGATGATTTCCAAAAAGAAAAGAATGTTAAATTCTTTTGGAAGGAAAAACAACTTGATTTCAACTCATTTGAGATATCTCACTTCAGACTCATGGGTGATGATAGACGTTTACCTTATGGTACAAGTATGCTCGAAAAAGTTAGAAGAATTTGGAAACAATTACTTTTAGCCGAAGACGCTATGCTTGTTTATCGTGTTACCAGAGCCCCAGAAAGACGTGTTTACAAAGTTTATGTAGGTAATATGGATGAAAAAGACATCGATGCTTACGTAGATAAAGTCGCTAATAACTTCAAAAGATCAAATTTGGTAAACTCATCAAACGGACAACAAGATACCAGATATAATGCTATGGCCGTGGATCAAGACTTTTTTATCCCAACCAGAGACCCTCAATTACCAATGCCAATTGAAACATTACCAGGAGCTCAAAATCTTGGGGAAATAGCTGATATTCAATACATTCAAAATAAAATGTTGGCTGCTCTAAGAATCCCTAAAACGTTCTTAGGTTTTGATCAAGCTGTTGGTGACGGTAAAAACCTATCCATTCTTGATATACGTTTTGCAAGAGCTGTTTATAGATTACAAAGATCTATAATACAAGAGTTAAATAAAATGGCAATCATCCACCTTTATGTTAAAGGTTATGAGGATGATTTACATAATTTTACTCTATCTTTATCTAATCCTTCCACCCAAGCAGACATGCTTAAAATCACTAACTGGCAAGCTAAAATACAACTTTACAAAGACGCTGTTACAGATCTTGGTAATGGTTTTGGGCCTGTATCACAAACTTGGGCTAAGAAAGAAATTCTTGGATTCAGTGATGATGAAATTAAAATTGATGTTCAAAGACAAGTTGTGGAAAAAGCAGCATCGGAAGAACTTAAAATGTTGGGTGAAACAATCAAACAAACAGGTATGTTTAGAGATTTGTATAAATTATACAAGATTGATCCTAACAATATGGGACAAGCGCCTGCTGAAAACCAACAACAAGAAACTCCTCCAGGCGGCGGAACAGGTGGTGGTGTAGCTCAAGATTTCACAGCACCACTCGAAGGTGGAACAACCCCTGAAATTGGTGGAACGGAAACAACACCAGAAGCTGGTGCTGCACCAGAGGCTGGCACGGCTGAAACCCCAATGCCAGGTACGCCAGGTGAAGAAACACAATTACAAGAAAATATGGTAAAAAGGATGTTATTGAATAGAAGACAGTCAATAAGTGAAAATATTTCCAAAACTTTGGATGATATTGACAAAATGTTAAACGAATAAAACCTTTTACCAAAAAAACAAATATTTATTTAAAACAATTAAATATGTTCGGTCTACTTAAAGAAAATATTATCAATAATTTAGAAAAAGTCTATCTTGAGAAAGGAGAAAAAGACTTCAAAAAAGGATTCAATGCGTTTATGAAAACAATTAAAGAATCTAAAGATCTAAAACAAATATATAACATATATTCTTTATATGAGAATATTCGTTTTGATAATGAGGTTATTGCAAGAGAATTTGTAAATGAATCAATTAATCAGTTAAAATCATATGACAAGTCTAAATTAAATGACTTAAAGACTTTGACTGAAACATATGAAAATTTACCTAAAAACTCAAGATATTTTTACTTAGATGAATTGGCCTTCAACAATAAATTATCTTTAAAGAACAAAGTTGAATATAAAGTGGCGTTAATTAACTCATTAGTTAATGAAACCAAAAACAATGAAAATTTGATCAATCTTATCAATAATGCTGATAAAATTAATGAAAATTTAAATACCTTAAGTGAAGCTCAAGTCGAAGCTATAAGTATTTTAGCTGAAAATGATGAAGCTAAAGTTAATGAATATTATACCAATTTGATTAACGAAACACAAGAACTTTTGGATAACAAAATCATTGAATCTAAGAAAGAAACTGAGGCTGTAGTTAAATTGGTGGAGGCTAAGAAAAAACTTAAAGCTATTTCCAAGGAAGCTAACGTAAATAATATTGAATTAATTTTAGATTTAAAGTCAATCCTATAAGAAAAAATTTGGTTTTATCATTTTATTTTATTACTTTTATTTTAAATAATAAAAATTTAAATAAAATGATTAAAATCAAATGTTTTGCAAATTCGGCAAAGAAAGAAAGTTATTTACTAACACAAATTTCAGAGTAAAATATGGGACTATAGATGCCCTTAAACTCAATTCAATATACATAGATATTGAATCCTGGGTTCAGCCAAAAGAACCCTTAAGCTACGAATCTTATATTCGTTTAATGCGAAGACAAGTTATTCTTTCGCTCAATAATGAACTTGATTCAAATTTTTTCAATCAAAACTTTATTGTTGATCTTGATTTAAGAGCATCAGGAATGGATCCAAAAAGGAAATCATTCATGTTGCTCGAAGTTACTTTATACCCCAAAATCAAACCTAAATTCACATCAAAAGAACTTAATCAAAAGGTTGAAGAAGTAACAAATGTTATAATCAATACACTACAAAAAAATAAATTCAATTTTAACTCCAAAAAAAATGAACGTAATAAATAGCGATTATATGGACATTGATCTAAATGAAAATCTCATTAATGAAATCATAATTGAAAATCCTTCAGATCTATCTAAGATTGGCGAAAACATGGAAACCTGGTTTTCTATTAATAATAAAGATTATTTCTTCAATTATAGAAGTATACCTAAATTACCATCTGGCCTATATTCTATCGTATTTACTGAAGCAAATGGTTTTGGATTATCTAAAATGGAATATAAATCTGAAGATTATTTTGTATTACCCTCGTTACCCCACGAAGAAATTATCTCAGATATCAAGAAATTTTGGGATAGTAAAAAGAACTATGAAAAATACAATCTTACTACTAAGAGAGGAATAATTTTGCATGGTGATCCAGGTGGCGGTAAAACATCCCTGATTTATCTTTTGATTGAAGAAATGAAGAAATATGATGGTATTTCCATATATTTTGATTCACCAAAAACCTGGATTGAGATAGCTAAACTTATTCGTAAAATTGAACCAGACAGACCAATATTGTGCATTATTGAGGATATTGACGGTGTAATTGAAAATAATGGTGAAGAAATATTTTTAAATTTCCTTGATGGTCTAAACTCCGTATCCAATATTGTTTATGTTGCAACAACCAATAATTTAAGGGAAATACCAGATAGGATAAAGAATAGACCATCACGTTTCGATAAAAAATATGAAGTAAAAAAACCAACAGATGAAGATAGGTTAATATATTTCACCAGAATGGTTTGTGAAGAAGATAAGGATATCTATGACCTTAAAAAACTTGCAAAGGACACGAAAGACTTGAGCATGGCTCATCTTAAAGAATTATTCATATCATTATACATATTCAAGAATGATTATGCAAAGAGTCTACAAGATATAAAAAAGGGTAATATAATAGAAAAATCTATTGGGTTTGGCAGAAATGATGACTGAAACCATCTTTTAATACAATCTTAAATATTTATAATTGAAATATTATATTTATTATGGCTATAAAACTATTAAAAGAGGGTGAAGAAGGATTTATATATACATTAACAGACCCAAATACCAACTTGGTTAGATATGTTGGTAAAGCCAAATCTATAGAGAACAGGTTCAAAGAACATATAAAAAAAGCAAAACTGGGAAAAACACATAAAAATAATTGGATTAATTCACTTTTAAAAAATAACCAATTACCAATTATAGAAATAATTGATTCTGTAAGTACCGTTGATATTAATTTTTATGAAATATATTGGATTAATCAATTTAAATCATGGGGGTTCAATTTAACAAATGAAGCTAAAGGTGGTTCTGGTGGGAATTTGGGTGATATGGTTAATAAAAAAATTTCAAATAAATTGAAAAATAGAACTTTTAGTCCTGAAACAATAGAAAAAATGAGGCTTGCACGAATAGGAAAAAAAGCATCAACTAAAACAAAAGAATTGCTTTCTAAACAAAGATTGGGTAATAAAAATCCAATGTATGGAAAAAAAAGATGCATAATATCCAATTATAAAAAGATAATACAATTGGATATAAATAATAAATTTATTAAAGAGTGGGCATCAATAAAAGATGCTTCAGAAAATTTAAAAATAAGTAGACAACTTATTGGCGATGTTCTTCATAATAGAAAATGGAAGAAAACTGCTGGTGGTTTCAAGTGGGCTTTTAAAAATATAAATAATGAAATATAGTGATATTGGAATTAATGAAAACAATGAATTAGGTGTTTTCAAACTACTAATAGAACATGATGCTGGTTTCATTTCAAAAGAATTTACAAAAGGATTCTTAAAAGAGGGAACCATAAACGAAACTCTTGATTTAACTAAACCAATATTCTATTATTCAACACTTCAGAAATATGGTGTTGAAAATAGAAATGGTAGAATCTACCCTGAAGACATACTCAAACGTCAAGTTGAGATATACAAAGATGTTATAAGAAAGAATGCGTCTTTTCATGAAATGGATCACCCAGATTCATCAACAATATCACTTAAAGGTGGTTCACCATACAGAATAGTTGATCTTTTTTGGAAAGGTAACGCTTTAATTGGTAAGCTTGAGGTACTTGTATCAGACGGTTATAGAAGAAGCGGTATTATATCATGTAATGGTGACCTTTTGGCTCATTATCTAAGCTATGGCATGACCGTTGGTATATCTTCAAGAGGTATAGGTACATTGAAGAAAGTTAACGGCAAAAACATGGTTCAAGATGATTTTGAACTTATATGTTGGGATGCTGTTTCAAGCCCATCAACACCTGGTTCCTATCTTTATCAAGATATAAATGATTTTGGTAAATATGATGAGGTTTTACCAGATAAAAAAGATGAGATTGAAGAATCAAGCAACGGTAATGATTTTCTTAAGAACCTACAGAAATTTTTGAACAGATAATTTGTTTTTATGGATCTTATTTACTATTATTGTAGTAATAAAAAAGATATTTAATATGAAAACTTATTATTGGTACTTAGTTTCATCCCAGGATATTTACACGGATGATAATGGAAGACAGAAGAAGCAAAAGAAAACAAATTTATTTAAAGCTGTATCTGTTACTGACGCTGAAACACAAGCAATTGCACAACTTAGTAATATGAGTGATGACTTCAGAATCCTCAGTGTTACTGAATCAAAGATCGAACAAGTATTCTTTCCAGAAGGTGTTGAGATCAACGATTAAGAAAGTTTAAAAACTTTTTTTTATAAAACCCCAAAAAAAATAACATTTTTTGGGGTTTTTTTATTGTTTTTACTATATAAATTGGTTTTTTGAAAAATATAATATATTTATATCTAAGAAAGCATAATAGTTTTTATTAAAACAAATAAAATATGAGCAAAAGAAGTATATTAGCTGATACTCTAAATGAGGTTCAACAAATTAGAGAAGCTATAGAAAAAAATGCTAATCACGTATTGAAATCTACCTTGAAAGAAGAATTGGAAGAAATTATTCACAAGGGTTTAGATGAAATGGGTGATGAGGAACAAGATGAAAACATCGAAGATATGAATCCAGACTCTACAGATGGCATGGACTTAGATTCAGAAATGGGTTCTGACTCAGAAGAAATGACCGATAAACCAGACATTGAAGACACCCCAAGTGACGAAATACCTGGTGACGAGGTAATTGATCTAACTGATAAATCAGACAAAGAAGTTCTAAAGAGATTTGAACTTATGGAACCTACAGACGAAATCGAAGTTATTCGCACAGGAGACGGTATCGAAATTAAATTCCACCCAGAAGGATCTGAAGAAGAACCAGGTGAAATGAGCCCAGAAATGGATCATGAAGCTGGCGAAGAAGAAGATGAAGCTGGTGAAGAAGAAGACGAAATGGCACCAGCAATGGATGAAGCATCTGAAGAAGATGAGGGTGTTATGTACGAAATCGAAATCGCAGAAGGTGATGAAGAAGAAGATGAAGCTGTTAAAGAAGCTGAAGGTGAGGAAGAAGATGAAAGCACCATGGATGAAGTAAAGACTACAAGCAAAGTTAAGTTTTTAAAAACTCATACTGCTGCTCCAGCTGGTCAATCAGAAGGCTTACAAGAAAAACTTGTTAACACAAGAAAAAAATTACAAACTCTTGTTGCAGAAAACAAAAAAATCAAACAAGAATTAGATGCTTTCAAAACTCTTAAAGAATCATTTGTTTCAAATGAGAAAGAGTATAAGAATGCTATCAAAGTTCTTAAAACACAACTTCAAGAAGTTTCGTTATTCACTACCAATTTAACATATGCTGTTAAATTGATGACAGAGAACACTACAACTAAAGAAGAAAAATTCCAAATTTTATCGACTTTAGACAAAGCAAAAACTTTGAATGAATCTCAAAACATAGCAACTACGTTGGAAGAACAATTTAAATCAAAGAAATCAACATCTGCTGCTACAATTCTTGAAAATAAAGTTCTTGACAAACCTGCTTTCAGCAGCACTTCAGCTTCGATTAACGAATCTACAGTGTACAAGAATCCACAGGTTGAAAGAATGAAAGATTTAATAAATAAAATACAATAATAATAACAATAAAACAAAAAACAAAAACCAAATAAAATGGGTGCATTATTAGAATCAGGTAGAGTTGGTAACGTGAGCGTTAACCACTTGAAACTTGTAAGAGAAGATGTAATCAACAGATGGGATGACTTAGGTCTTTTAGAAGGTCTTAAAGGTCATGCTAAAGAAAACGTCGCTCAATTATTCGAGAACCAAGCTTCTTGGATGTTAAACGAATCAACTGCTTTAGGCGTTGAGGGTTCATTTGAAACCGTTGTGTTTCCAATCGTGAGAAGAGTATTCTCAAAATTATTAGCTAACGAAATCGTTTCGGTACAAGCGTTGAACTTACCTATCGGTAAATTGTTCTACTTCATACCTAAAATCGGTTCATCTGCGTTCAGTGCTACTGGTACTAACCAAATGGCAATGGATAGTGGTAACGGTTTCAGCGATAACGTAAATCTTTACGATGCGTTCTATGGTGAAGATGGTATGTATGATAAATCTAAGGGTGCTGCTGTAGCTATCACTGGTAGCTTAGGTTCTTACTCTGGTGCTACTGCTCATACTTTCGCATACACAAGAACTCCATGGGGTCACTCTCAACCAAACGATGGTTTTGCTCCAATAGCTCCATTCGTAGTTAATATTTCTGGTGGTACATCATCAGTTCCAGCAAGCGCTATTGTAAAAGTACAATTTGCACTTTCTACAGTTAACCAAGTATTGACATCATTAGGTTTGTCTACTTCTACTTATCAAGGTGAAAATCCTGGTCAGTATTTGTTCGAAAACGCTGAAGAATTCTTGTCAACATTAAGTTTGACTGCTACTTCTGGTTACGGTGGTGTTGCAGCTGGTGCAGCTTTAGACTTTAATTTCGCTACTCAAAAGTACGGATTACAGTTAATGACTGATAACGGTACAAACGCTTACACTTATGTACAGCTTTATAACTATGACACTACTAAATTAGCTCTTTCTAACGTTACTGTAGGTGCTAAAATCTACAAATCATTGGAACTTGCTGATGATATGGGTGAAGTAAGCTTCGAGCTTAAATCAGTAACTGTATCTGTTATTGAAAGAAAATTAAGAGCACAATGGTCTCCAGAACTTGCTCAAGATGTTAGTGCATTCCACAACATTGACGCTGAAGCTGAATTGACAGCTTTATTGTCTGAACAAGTTGCTGCTGAAATCGACAGAGAAATCTTGCGTGACTTACGTAGAGGTGCTGCTTGGAGATTGGCATGGGATTATAAAGGTTCTACTGGTCGTGGTATCGATACATCAAACAGCGCTGCATTCTATACTCAAAAAGAATGGAACCAAACTTTGATGACTGCTATCAACCAAGTTTCTGCTCAAATCCATAAAGCAACTTTAAGAGGTGGTGCTAACTTCATCGTATGCTCTGCTGAAATTTCAGCTATCTTCGATGACTTGGAATATTTCCACGTATCTAACGCTGCTCCTGAGCAAGATAAATATAACATGGGTATCGAAAGAATCGGTGCTTTAGGTGGTCGCTACCAAGTTTATCGTGATCCTTACTTCCCAGCAGACACAATCCTTATGGGACACAAAGGTACATCATTGTTAGACACTGGTTATGTGTACGCTCCATACGTGCCAATGCAATTGACACCAACAATGTATAACCCATTCACTTTCGCTCCTGTGAAAGGTTTGATGACAAGGTACGCTAAGAAAATGGTTAACAACCGTTACTATGGTGTGATCAAAGTTAGAAATGTGGTATCATTTGGTATCGATAGCTTTAGATAATCGAATTATCTATACACTATACAGAAATGGCTGGAAAAAATTCCAGCCATTTTTATTTTGATACAATATCATTTATAAAAATATTATCAACCTTAAAATATAAATCATCTAATGTACCATCATTAATTATTAAATGATTATATTTTATATCAAACATTTCTTTTTCTGATGCGTGGAAATCACCAACGTTCATTCCTGGTCTATCAACTCTCCATATTTCCCCACCCATTTTTACAATGGAATCAGCTTCATGCATAAATCTAACATCAGATATTACAACACTATTATCTGTATTTGATTTATACCATTGCTCAAATCTTTTAACCCAAATCAATCTACCTATTTCTTTAAAAGCTGGTATATGATTCTGTAAATCATATTGAGAAACTTCAGTTCCCATAACCTTTAATATATCTCTTGGAGTACAACCCCATACAGGATCGATAGTATCCTTTGCATCACCAAAGACTTGTTCTTCGGTGAATCCAAACATGGCCATACAACCACGTTTTAGTGGGTCAGCAAAACTATATTTATTGTATTTGTGATATTTGCAAAGAAAATCAGATATTGTGTCTTTGCCAGAACGAGCTAATCCTATACAACCTATTAATTTTTTTTTCATATAATCTATATTTTTTAGTTATTACAATAATAACTAAAATTATTTGAATTTCCAAATATACCCATAAGCTGTTACCACTTCCACACCCATTAACAAATTTCATAGCATCCTCAATTGATCTGTGTTCTTTAATTAAAGAACCAGTTTTAGTAAATTGTAAAACTGGTTTACAAAACCTTGTTTTTCAATTTTTTCTTTTGTTAATTCTGATAATTTCTTATCTTTATTTAAAGATGTTGAGCCTTTTTTAAAACAACCAGAGTTAGCTTTAAAAAACCAAATAAAAAAACCCACATTTCTGTGGGTTAATTTTAAGTATTTGTATTATCGTCAGTAGTTGTGGAAGTATTAAATTTTGGTACACCAGTATTGGTTTGATTAGATGGGGCTTTTGAATCAGGTTTTTTTTGTTTAGTCGGAGTTTTTTTAGCTACTTTTTTTGGAGCCGCTTTTGCTGGTACAACTTTTTTATTTTGATCAGCATTTTGACTTAAAATATTTGTGTTATCTGTACCATTAGCATTAACGTTTGTAATATTATAACCTATATTCAAAGATTTTAATATATCTGTAAGGGCTTTAACACTTATTGTATCTCCTTCTTGATTAGCCTTTTGTAACTCCTTCTGTGTTTGTTTCGCAACATCATTTTTTTGATTCGGATCGTTAGACTTTATAGCTTGATTAGCTTTATTAGCCAAAGATTGAACCTCTGGTTCTTGAGCAGATGGATTGTCAACCCCTTTTTCATCTGATGAAAGTGTTGCTTGAGCCCTTTTTATGATATTGAAAAAATTATTTATATCATTCTGTAGTTTTTCTATCTGTTTAAATTCTTCGAACTCAGCACCATTTTTTTGAACATCAACATATAATTTGTTTAACTCAGAAACAAGCGGTATTAATTTATTCAACGTTGGCATAACCTTATTATTCAAATCTTTAGTAATTCTTTTGGCTATAGAACTCCATCTTTTACCATAAAAATTAAATGTATAAGCATTTACACCAGTTTTGAAACCAGTTTTTAAACCCCAATCAGGTGTTCCAATATTTTGTAAAGGTTTTTGTCCTTTTGGTAACCAATATGTTGCAAGACCTTCATTGATATTGTTTAATCTGTTGATTAAATTTTCAGTTATATTGCTATAATCCTCATCTCCCTTATAATAATCTTCATTCATCCCCCAATCAGGACTATATCTATTGTACATCCATTCTCTTTCATTTGGATCTGGATAATCTCTTTCGAACCTATCCGCAAAATCATCATTGGATTTTATTCTATAGAAATCACGTTCATCATCGCTACGATAATCTTCAGGGTCATCATCGTGATAATCCATATCATCATCGTGATAATCCATGTCATCGTGTTGTTCCTCTGGTTCTGGATCTTCCTCCTCAAATTCCTCTAAAGGAATAATACCAAGATCAAGTTTATTACCAGAAAGAGCACCCTTAGCGTCAATATTAACTGATGGATCTAAAAATTCATTTAAACCCATTAGTTTTCTTTGCTTATTAAGTGATTCTAATAGTTCTTTTTTCATATATTATACTGTTGTTGTTGCAGCTTTATTATTTTTTGCAGCATTTCTTGCATTTAATTGACTTTGATTCAACGGTCTACCATTTTTATCAACTTCTGGAGCTGCTTGTGTTTCTGGAGCCTGTGTTGTTGATGCTTGAGTTTCTGGAGCTTGTGTTGTTGTAGACGTTCCAGTTTGGGTAGTTTGTCCGCTTTGAGCAGTCGCACCCTGAGCGTTAGATTGCGTTGCCGCTTCTTTATCAGCTTGTGCTGCTCCAGTTGCAGATGCTTGGCTCAATGATGTTACAAATTGTGACATTTGAGCTAAAGAATCTTTTTGAGCTTTCCATGTAGTACCCATGTTACCAAATACTGTTGTCATTTGTTTAACGATTGGATCATTAGCACCTAATTGAGCTACTTGCTGTTGCATCGATTTAAGTTGATTAAATTGACCATCACTTTTGTTCACAAATTGAGTCATTTGTTGAATGGTTTTTTGCAATACTTTAATTTGGTTGTTAATCTTTCTCAATATTATGGCCTTTTTAGCACCTTGCATTGCACCACCAATAGCACCTTTAATAGCGGTATTTATACCAAAAATTTCATCCAACTCACCCTCTTCTTCGTCATGTTCACTTTCTTCCATTGGTTTAGAATATTCAGCGTAGCCACCTTCCTTAAATTCGTAGCTCATTGTTTCGTTCAATCCCATTAGTTTTCTTTGTCTATCAAGGGATTCGTTTAATGATAATTTCTTTTCCATTATATTTTATTTAACTTTTTTTTAATGTCTTTTATTATATTACTATAAATAGTCTGTTTTTCCTCATTAATCATCTTTTGGCTATCTTCCATTTCACCAAATTTTACAAGTGAAAGATACACATCTTTACCATCTTCATCAAGATCATTATAACCTCTCAAAAGTGGACTTGGTTTGTACTTAAATTTGTATAAAATAGATTCTAAATAGTGGATAAAAGGTATATCCTCATTATAATCATTAATATACACTCTTATTGCGTCAGATATATCGAATGCTAAACTTGCTTGATTTTCATAATTATCCAAACCAGCCATTTTAACTATTTTGGAAATTATAGGTACAGCCATGAAGTCTTTAACCCATGCGTAAGTGTTGTCTTCATTATCATCATCTCCTTCTACCTCAGAAAGATTTGCATCTTGTTGAGCCTCTTCTTTACCATTCAATTTATTCATAATCTGTTCCTTGTCCTTATCTGTTAACTTAGTAACATCAACAGCGGATAAAACAGAATTAATTATATATTTATATTCTTTATTTGTTAGTTGTTGTGCAATCTCACGCATGTCTTGAGCAAGTTTTCCAGTTGTTTTTTGTATTTCATTAAATGTCATTTCCTCACCACCTTCAGTACCAGCACCCATATCAGGTGTTGTCATCGGAACTTCTGGGGCAGCTGACGCATTTGGGTCGGCCATAGGTTGAGGTTGTTGTGAAAAATCAACAGCACCAACATCAGGTGTCGGTGCCGTCATATCTGGTTGAGGGATTGCTTCTTGAGTAGGTTGTACAGGAATAGATGCTTGTGCAGGTTGTTTAACCTTGATCACAAAACGTTCATCTATACTACTTTTTTTTTTAAAATATCAACTTGTTGAGCGTGTTCATTCAATTCGTTGATTTCTTTAAACATCAAATTTAGATGTTTAAGAGCATCAGCAGTTGTTTTATATGAGAATTCTTTAATGTTATTAACACCACTCATATACTCATATGATTCGTTAATTTTTTTCTTGATATAAACATATTTGTTCTCTTGAACAATAGCATATTCATCACCATTAGAAGCCGTAGCTTCATGGATGATGGTTGAACTAACATCATTTTTGTTAGAACTTTCAGTGATGCCAGCAATTTGCTTAATTCTTGCTAATTTATCATCAACATTTTGAATTTTTTCTGAACCAATTGGTCTCATATATAATTAATTTAATATAAATAGTCTTATTCTTATTATAAATAGTTTATAAATACTAAAAAGTATTCATTTCTTCTTTTTCAAGTGATAATTTCTTATCAATTAATGAGTATTTCAAATCGCTCAATTCTTCATTGAATCCAACCCTTCTTAAGTATTTGAAAACCATGTTTTCTGTGCCAAATTCGCCGTTTTTATCCAATCCTGACTGTCTATACCTTTTAATCTTTTCCTTCAATTTTTCGATCATTTTAAGCTTGTCATCGGTATTTGCGGAAGCTTTTATATGATCCAAATCTTTATAAAAAGATTTGACCTTTTTCAATATAGATTCCTTGTCTATTTTCTCACCAGATGTTGTTGGTTCAGATACCCATTTGTTATACAAAACACTGTACATACCTTTAGATTTTAAATCTTCTCTATTAATATCCTGAACGTACATTTCAATATCAAAACCTTTTATCTTAATATCATGGTTTTGAGTAAATTCTTTTTTCTTGGTATCTAAAAATTCATCCACAAGATCTTGATTATCACTTATTTTGCTTTTATCAACAACAATATGAATATCCAGGTCTGAAAAACTTGACCAATTGTAATTACAAATACTACCAACAAGTAGTATATCATGAACATCCAAAAATTCAATATTGATAGACTCAATGAAAACCTGAGCAGCCTCCAACATGTGTTTTCTGACCTCTGGGTTTAACTTGATCTGAGAAAAATCCTTAGTTTCAACATTATCCCATATTTCTGGTGATAGTGTATCTTTAAATTTGAAACTTTTTAAAATATTATTCATACCTATAAATATCTTGAAAATAGGTAATATCTATCTTAATTAGATTAATTTGGCATCGTGAACTGATAATGTTATTGCGTGTGTGGAAATATTATCAATATCATAAGCTAAGTCCGAAGATAAAATCATATCTAAGGAACATGTATATTCCCATTTTTCACGAGACATACCTGTAGGATCAAGCATATCCAAATAAACCACAAATTCATTGTAATCTGGATTACCATTTTTTATATTATCCATGATTTTGTATAGTCTATGTGGTACTGAAAAATCTAATGGATCATATAATGTAACTCTCATGGTACTATATTCTATAGTTTGACCAACCATTATATAAGGTCTTTCAACAGATTTTACAATCCATGGTTTTATATCAAAATATTCTGGGAATGTAAAATAGAATCTATTATTCATTTTCGGTTCCCATGCCTTAGGCATTTCATCTAAATTAGATGTACCACTATTATGTTCTGGTACAATATCCTCATTAGTATTCATAATCTTTTTATTTTAAAAATAAAAAGATATCAACCAAAGTAAAGTATTATCTCTGATTGTATAAATGATATAAAATAAAAAATTGAATACAAAGAACTATTAGACCTATTAACGTTCTAACAAGTTCCATCCTATTTTTATATCTTCCAAGTTTTTGCTCAAAAGATTCCTTTTTGATTTCTATAAAATCTCCTGTAACTTCTTCCATATTAATATTGTACGTATTTGTTTAATAATTCTATTTGTTTTCTTTTTTGTGCAAAGTTTGGATTTTCATCCAAAAAAATACCCAATTCATCTTCCGATGCTTTTTCAGCTATTATATCATATTCATCATCGGATATACGATAATAACTTTTAATAACATTATCAAAAGCATCAAAAATACCTCCACGACATAAAAGTCCCATATATGAAGGATCTAAATTTCTTCTATTAATTCTACTCATTTTTATAGATTATAATATGATTATATATGTTTAATATATCTAATGTTATTTCAAACGAAGGTTTACGGTTATCTTCATATCGATCCCAATTAATATTTAGTTTTAAAAATGTGATACCGTCTTTTAAAGACCTAATAGGTGCTAATAACTGATACTCAAAAAAGTATTTTCTACTTATAGCAAAATATCCGCAAAACCCAATAAATTTTTTACCAAACCTCATATTGTTATATTATTCAATATTAAAAGTTATATTACCATCTTCTATTTTGGTTACCACACGTTTTTGATTCACTATCTCACATTCCTGTCCAGCACCGTTAACTAAAGCTTCCTTTGCCATTTGTTTAAATTCAAGTGCTATTGTATCTAACATCACTTCTAATAAACCCATCGCTCTCATGTCTGACAAATATTCATCAATAAATGTTTGCTGAAAAGTTAATTGTTTCATTTCTCCCTGTGGAGTTTCGATTTTTTTAATTTGTATTTTCATAAAATTTAATTTGATAATGGCGCTTTAATTGCTGGATGTGATTGATAATTTTCTACTCTGAAATCATCAGGATCTAAATGACCAAATAACGATATGTGGTTTGATAAAGATTCAAAAAACGCTGGAGTTTTACCAGTTATTAATTTCGGTAATGGATATGGTTCTCTTGTATAATACGGTATTTTAAACGATTCGAAATACTCACTCATACCACCGCCAAACGGCATTAAATCTGAAACAGCATCTTTATACTTTTCTTCACCCATTGCTGTTTTCAACATTTCTGTTCTTTCTTCTATACTAATTTTTTTACCAATTTGTTCTTTCGCTTGTTCAATGTGATTCGAATAAAGATGAGTATCACCCAAGTTTCCAATCAATTCATCAGGAACCATGTTAACCATTTTTGCAATTATTTCAAGTAATAAACCATATGAAGCAATGTTAAATGGTAAACCTAAAAATGTATCCACGCTACGCTGATTCCACATTAATGAAATTGCTCTGGTTGGGATATTATATTTAATATAATCTTCTTCTGATATTGCAGTCATTTTTCTTTTCTTTGCCGCACATAAATCATATCTCTCATCATCATTTAACTCCCTTGTATAAAATTGGAAAAAGTTATGACATGGACGAAGTACCATCTGGTCGAGTTCTCCTACGTTCCATGCTGATACAATTATACCCCTATCATCTGGGTTTGTTTTAAGTTTATTAATTACTTCTGCAATTTGATCAATATTGCCATCCCAATTACGCCACTGATGTCCATAGATAGAACCCAAATCACCCCACTTCTTAGCAAAATCATCATCAGTTTTGATTTGGTTGATGAATTCTACCATTGTCATTAATCTCATGCAATTCTGATTTGGGTCATCTATATGAATATTATAATCTGGCTCTTCCATAGAGCCTGCAATTTTGCAATAATTCTTATAAGCGTC